GGCAAGAAGATGATGCAGGCAGTAAATGACATCTTCCATGGGGTTAAGCCAGCAGTGGCAATCAGGCGAGCTTATGACTACAACTGCTGTGATGCCACTGTAAGAAGACATATAAGGTATAACAGTTATTTGTGGGAGATGGTTCGTGCCAAATGTAAACTGGAGCTTGAAAAGATGGGAATAGATTCTGGTAACTTTGTAGAAGAGGCAATGGATGTATTACACTTGCTCAAGGACAGACTGAAAGATGCTGAAGGAGATTCAATTAGTAGCATTGCCAAGGAGATCAGGGAACTGCTCTCTATGGCAGGTGGCAATTGGTCAGGTCTCGATCGCAATGTAAACAATACGGAGGAAGGTGTATTGAGTTACAGTTTCAAACGGCTGAGAAGTGGTAAGCAGAATCAGATAGCAGAAAATGTAGAAAGTGAACTTCTTGAAGAAGATGAAATAACATTTAACAGTGAAGATGAACAACAAGATGAACAACAAATGGAGGAATAGTCATGGCACGTGGAGTAAAGGGTACTGGTAGATATGCAAGAAGCAATAAAAAGAAGAAAGAAGAAGCTAAAGAACTCAAGCCTAAAAGGTTGTATTTGAGAGTGGAGAATCCTGAAGCTGTGGTGGAAGAGAACACTATAAAAGATATAGGTGATAATGTAGCTGATGTAGATGACACTGTAAGTGATGTATCTGTATCAATGCCACTAAATGAGTACAATGATATAGTGTACAATATACTTGAGCCAGCAGATAATCCACCACAATACCTGCATTTAAAGTTGCCTATTTCAGAAATAGACACCAGGGAAAACAGATCAGAATTTACAACTGGTAGGAGCAAACTGAGATTTGAATCAATTGTTAATGATGGCTGGAAACTAAAACAGTTTTCAGTAAATGAAACATTCATCTTTTACATTTTTGAAAAGTGAATATGATGAAAGAGTGCTATGTTATCATGTCAACTGAAATGGAAGTTGACTGTGTATGGTTGAACAACAAAAAGGCAGAGGATTATATAGAGTTCTGTGGAAGAGATGACCTGTTCATAATTGAGTCAGAACTCCACTTCAGTAAAAATGACCTTGATATAATTGATTCTGATTTAGAAGAGGTAGGAGAAGACCTGGATTGAACCATACAGCGTCTGAAATAAGGGGTTATTATGCACCAGTGGAAAACAATCCACTGAGACAGGCAGAGCTTATCAAGGAGTGGAGCATTGAATTCTTTGGTGATCCAGATAATGATGCTCACTACTGGCTAAATAAATCCATCCCAGAAATACATGAAAGAATATATGAACACCTGAGCAGTGACTACCAATTTTACTATGTTACTGCACCACGTGGCATGGGCAAGTCAACAATTGTACAGCTAATCTACATTATGTACAGGATTGTGTACAACCTAGAACCATACATTCTGCTCATTGAAAAGAACAGACAGGCAGCAAACAGGGTCCTCAGTAACATTGTATATGAACTTAAGCACAACTCAAAGCTGAGATCTGTCTACGGCAACCTGATTCCACCCATAGCCAGAGGAAGCGACTATAAGTTTACTCAGGAAGAAATACGACTGCTTAATGGCACTCTTATCCGATGTATTGGTATGCTGGGTGATGCACGTGGAGCATTGGACCGCATGTACAGATTCACTCTTATAATGGGAAACGATACACAGGACATCAAGACAATGGGTGAACCTACCACCATGCAGAAACATATTGAGTTCTGGGAAAGGGATGTTGAACCTGCAATTGACTCTATGATAGGTAAAGTCAGATTGGTTGGCAATATGCTTGATAGGGGCTGTCTCCTCGACTACATCAGACAGAACAGGAAATATGAAGGCATAAACTTCTCTGCACTTGTAAATGATGAAGGTAAGCCAGATCTTGATGGTCACTCCGTATGGGAGGAACAGTTTCCAACAAAGAAACTGAAAGAGGAATACATTAACCTCAAAGCAAGGGGTCGTGAAAAGGTCTTCATGGCAGAGCGTATGAACATCATTGTAGATGAAGGTGAGAAGAATATTAGAGGATACAAATATGATGATGTTGAATTTTACCACGATGACCTGTTTGATCAAAACATTATCCACAGCAACAGGTACAATGCAGACATACCCGTTTACACTTACGCCTGCATTGACCCAGCATATGGTAGAGCAAAAGAAAATGACCCCATGGCAATGGTAACAATAGCACTTGGCAAAATACCATTATTTGCTGAAAACAATAAGATGAGGTTAGTGAATGGTGTCTGGGTTCTACACTACAACTATGGCTATTATGACCCCACAAAACTGATTGATCTGGCACTTGACCACCATGTAAAATACCACTATAAAGGACTCATTATGGAGACCAATGGACCTCAAAAGATATATGAATACATTGGTGAAAGAGCACTGTCTGAAAATGAATACCTGATCAATAACCCTATTAAATTTCTGCCAGTATCTCATCTTGGCAGAAGTAAAGAGGATAGGATACTTGACCAACTAGGTCCTCTCTGTAGTCTGGGCTACTACCATATCAGACCAAATATGACTGAACTGGAAAAAGAACATGATTTGTTCCTTAACAATCCAGCAGGTTTACACATAACAGATGCCATTTCCACTGGGTTAAAGCTGGCAACAGTATGTAATGAAGAAGTAAGAACATATAAACACCTGAATGCTGAATACAGGAAAAGGAAAGCAATGGAAAAATATGAGGACAGTCAACTGCTAAATCTGAATTCACCTGTAGAGACATTCAGGAGTTTGGGTATAATGTAAAATAGGGACTTTAATATGCTACAAGATAAAAGTGAATCCATGCCAATTTCTCAAGGCAAAGGTCTTAGCTTCTCTGAAAAAATATATCAGGACTATACAAATTATAGAGATGACAGTACTGAATGGCGTATTGAATGTGATAAGATGCGGAAGTTTTATTTTGGACATCAACGAAGTAGTGACCTGGCAGCAAAATACCGTAAACGTGGCTGGAGTGATGTGGTAGTGAATAAAATACGACCATTACTGAGAAACAGAGTATCAATGCTTGTAGCCAGTAAACCAGAGGGTAAAGTATATGGCGTTGGTAAAGAGGACATTTCAACTGCTCAGGCACTGGAAGAGTTCATGGACTTTCATTTCTACAACTCTGACGGTCAAATCCAGATGGAGGATGCTTCCATGAGTAGTCAGAGAGAGGGCATCAGTTACTTTGTAGTATACCCTGATAAAATGGCGAATTATGGCATGGGTGAATTGAAGTTTGGTGTTGAATCATATGAAAATGTATTCTGTAAAAAGACAGCCAGAAACTGGGACTTGAGCGACTCTACTCGCATTATTCATAGCAAGATGGTTGATATGGATGACTTCATCCTCCGCCACTCTAACCTCAACTTCACTTATGATACACTGATTCCATTCAGCCATCATGATGACATTCCACGATGGACTGGAAAAGAGGTCCATGAAAATGAAGAAGCCATTGGCTTGCCTGAACAATATTCCTCTGGATTTGACCAATACCTCCTGCGTGAGTTTGATGTTTATGACAGTATATATGAGCAGAAGCAAATTGTGATGCATAAGCCAACACAAACAATTGAAGTCCTGCCAGATGATTACACTATAACTGATGACGAACACAGACTTATCAATGATGGAGTTATTTGGATTGGCTTTGTACCTGTCCCTCGTATAAAGTGGACAAAGATGATAGGCAATGGCAGCAGACAAAAGATAATTGACAGCCTGATACTCCCCATTGAATATAAGCCTATTATCCCTATCCATGATGAAAGAACAGGTAATGCACTATCACTTGGCGAAGTGAAATTCTACTATGGATTACAGGAAATGTTGAACCAATCCACCAGCTTAATGATTCTACATGCTGCACTGGGCTCTCTGTACAGGGTTGTAGTGGACTCAGGAACAATGTCACCAGAAGAAAAAGACCAGTTCAAACAGGATTTCGGCATACCAGGTGCAGTCCTCAACATGCAATATGATAGGGAAAGAGGTAAATTCCCCTTTGAAATCATCAAACCAGAACCAATCAACCAGACTTTCTGGACAATGATTCAACACTGGGGCATGGAACTAGAATATGAAAGTCAGATTCAGTCCATGTCATGGGGTGATCCAACAAAAGCTCCTGAAACATTTGCTGCCACTATGCAGATTCATGAATGGGCACAGAACAGTCTCCGTATACCCTTGAACCATACTGAAATAGCTATCCAACGTGTTTATGAGTGCTTTCTGCAATGGAGCAGATCATTCTATGGCTACCGTTGGTTTGATGTGGTGAGGAATGGTGAGAATGCTGATAACTTTATTAATTCACCCATACCCAGACCTTCACCAACTATTCCTAACCAAAGGTCAACTCACGACATCAGGGAACTCAGAGCACGATATAGAGTGAGAATGGGATCAACTGCACCCAGCCAATCCCTTGCATACATGAATATGTACAACCAGCTATCTCAAAAGTACCCTGTATTCCTCAAGAGTCTTGTCCAGTATCTTGACATACCTGCTGATGAAAAGAGGGAACTCATTCAGGCAGTTGATATTGTTGGAAGACAGCAGAGCACCATTAAAGAACAAGAAGAGTTCATTAAGATTCTGCAAAGAACAGTACAGAATCTGCAAGCCAGAGATGTTGAGCATGAAAAAGAGCATAAGATTGATAGAATGCTTATACAGGTAGAAAAGGAAATGGCAAAATTGAGAGCAGATACAGATTCAATAAAAAAAGACTTTGAAGTAAAGAATGAAAAACAGCTACTTCAGCAAGAAAAGAAAGAAATACAAAATAGGAAACAAGCTACCAGCAAAGAGGAATCTAGCTGATAGCACAATACATATAATCAGGTGATTCCGATCACCACAAAACAGTAAGGAGGCATTACGATGCCAATACCTAAAAGTGAACTAGAAAAGTTACAAGATGTCAATGACCCAAAATTAGCTGCAAAGCTGATGGGTGATGACAGAATTGAATTTCCTCCAGGCACATCACCAGAGGATTTTGGAGTCAGCTCCGATCCAGGTAGTGCTGCACCAGTCCAGACTAGTGTTGGAAATGATGTAGTGAATGGTGGAGTGGATAGCGTGACAAATAGCAAGAAAAAAAGTGATCCACTTAACCTATTAAACAACAATGATGATGACTCTCCACAAGATTCTGATAACAATGCTGATGATGATGCTGGTAATGATGCTGATAACAACGCTGATAACCATGCAGAGTTATCACCAGAGCAAAGGCTACAGGATCTTGAACAAAAGAGGAGAAGTTGGCAGAGTGAAGCTGAACATAACAAGGCTGAAGCTGAAAAGTTAAGACATCAAATGGAAGAGATAAATCAGCAAAATGCAATGCTGAGGCAAATGGCAATGAACCAGAGAGCTATGGAGACCCTGATAACGAACAATAGCCAATCTGCACCACAGCAGACTGCACCCAAGCAATCAGCACCGTCTCCTGAGCAGTTTGGAATAGATAATGATGAACTAAACTACATCAGTGTATCTGACCCACGCTATAAGCAATACCAGGATGCTGTACTCGACTATAAAATACAACAGAGTCTCACTGGATTTCAGCAAAAGATAACCCAACAGCAGCAACAGGAAAGAGCCAGACAGATTGCTGAAAAAAGAGCACGTACATTGGCTGATAGATACCCTGTAGTTGACTTAAATGGCGTTCAGCTTATATTAAAAGACCCACTAACAGGTGAACCACACTATGAGAATATCAAAAACTTCTTATCGTCATTTGATGGTGGTGATTCAGAAACAGCATGGGTTGATTTAATGGAGTTCAGGAACTGGAAGAATAACCAGTCTACATCTGCATCCGTGCAGAACAACAAAGGTCAACGATCCATAATTGACCCAAACCAGGTTGAAAAGACGAAAGGTCTTCCAACATCTGTCCAACAGTCCTCGTCTGGAGAAATAACAAAGAATCCTTTGGATGATGAGATACGTAAATTTGGTGCTTCTATCTATGAAGATGAATTAGAACTGCCACCTGATTTCGGAGGATTCAAATAAGTTATATTTTAGAGGAGAAAAAAAAGATGGCATTTAATAATACACCAGGCAGTGCAGAATATGTAGTTTCTGGTGCTGCTGGTCTACGTTCAGTATATACTGAAAAGAGGAAATATGATAAGAGTGATCTTTTTGTATTTCAAAGTAGACGATTGGCTAAATTTGACTGGTTGCTGCGTGATAAAGGGGACTGGATTACAGTAACTGATCCAGAACCCAGAACTTTCACTGAGCAGGAAGCTCCAATTAAATTCAACGTGAAGACTGATTCTGGTACAACCACATATCAGTATGATACTCTGTACATTTCTGATACTGAAGCAAAGTGGTTGCAGCAACATGATACCTTGATATGTCAAGACTTGTTCTGTGACACTGATGGTGCAAACTATAGCACCACAAAATTCTCATCTGGATACATGCCAGAGAATTTGATTGTTAACAGTGTTACATTGTCAGGAGCAGCAAGTGGTGTTGCTAGCGTTTTGGTAACTCGTGGTAATGGCTACAACTATAAGGTTGTTGGTGATTCTAGCTCAAACACTGTAACTGTAATTGCTTCCGAATATAAACTGTTACGTGGTCCTAATGCTCAGGAAGATGGCTGGAGTACCCCTGTACCTAAATCAAGTGAACCGACCTATGATTACAACTACATCCAGACTATATCCCATGCATGGGGTGAAACTGAATTGAAGAAGAATACCGATGTATATGGTAAGCTGACAATGGCTGATCTGGCAAAGCGTCAGAAGAAGCAGCATTTCCGAGAGCGTGAGCACGCAATGATATGGGGACGCAAGCTAAAGAACTATGTTAGTGGTGAACTGCGTTACAAGATGGGTGGAATGGTTGAATATATACCTACATCCAGTACTGCACTCGATTCTACTGACCACATTTACGATTTCGGTGGCAGCTTTGAAATCGACACGATGCGTGAAAAAGCAGAGCAGATATTCAAGTATGGTAGTGAAACCAAGTGGGCGTTTGTTGGTGGCTCATTCTTAACGAAGCTATGGAATCTGTTTGAGAAATTCCTTGTCATGAATGATAACCTGGCTAATCGTTGGGGATGGAAGGTCTATGAACTTGACCTGGGTCATGGTGTACTACTCCTGATGGAGCATCCATTATTTGCTGAAATGAGTACGAGCAATAACTCATATAACAGCGATATGCTGATTATAGACCCTGAATACGTACAACTGATGAAGATGAAGAATATGGATGTAAGAGTAAAATCTAATACACAGGACAACAATGTACATTACCGTATTGATGAGATTACAAGTTCTACATCAATCAGACGATTACATCCGTCCGCACACTGGTACATCTATGGTATACTGTAGAAGTGTAAATTAATCAAATAACAATTTAATAAGGGTAGTAGCTGTGAGTAAATGCATTGTCATAACTCTACTACCCAATTAAATAGGAGAAAATACAATGGCTGTAAAAAGACCTATGCCTCATACACATGATTATGACATAGAAAAGTATAAAGAGATTTACCTTCCACTGCAGGGATTTGCCAGTTTTGGGGTAGCTGGAGCTACTGACGGTACTGATGCACTGGATAGTTTTGGTAATGCTGGAACTGATGCTGCTACAATGACAGAGGCTGGATCAAGTACTATTTCAGGATTCCGCTTTGTTGATGCAGGCACAGACATCAGTGTCTTGCTTCCTATCCCTTATGATATGGATATTAAATCTGAAATGAAGGTTAGTGTACTATGGAGCAGTGATCAGACCACAACCACAGATACCGTAACATGGAAAATCTTATATACTGAATTGACCATGAACACAACTGCACTGGCAATTGGAGCAACTGCTCTATCAACTGCTATTACTGCTGATACAAATGTAGCTGCTGCAAATGCTATTCAGCAAACTGCATGGGGAGTACTGAACGGGAATACTTTAACACATGGTAGATCCTTAGTCCTTACCCTTGAATGTGATGCAGTAAGTGGAGCAACACTTAGCAGTGATAAAATAATTGCTTATGGTTTGGTAATCCGTTATGTTAGACGAGCATTATAACACTATACACTATAACATTGTAAAATGGAGATAAATTAAGATGAGGAATGCAAAAGACAATTATCCTGGCTTAATCCCACT